GATAAGCTTATGGAAAAGATATTTGAGAAATGAGTTACATTTTGGAGATCGAAGAAGATCAGAACGGTGATCAGTACGTTCTTTTCCCTGAAGAAATCCTGGAAGAGTTAGGTTGGTTAGAGGGCGATCTCCTCGAATGGAACATGAAAGGAGAAGGAATTACCCTTACTAAATTAAATAATCCATCGGGTTACGAAGTTATAGAAGAGTAAAATAAAAAGATCGAGCGGATAGATTATGTATTACGCGGGCCAGTCTGGTATTGCAGGAGCTGTAGGAAACCTGGCTGGAGTCAGCTTCCCTATTAACGAGAGTTCTAGAACTCGGCAAATTCGTGGTATTCGTAATCTGCAAGAAGGTGCTGCAGGTGCAGAAAAAGAAGCTGCAGAACAAATGCTGCGTAGATTGGGCGGTCCACAACTGCCGACTGTGATGGCCCCTGGCTCCAGCAATCTGCCCGGTGCTGTAGGCAATATGCAAGGTGTTGCCAATGCAGGTCTCTACGGTGGGCCTCAACTCAACCAACCAGGAAACGTAAGTCTTCCTAACGGTTTCGTCAACAAGATGGTTTCCTGATGGCACAAGACGACTCAAAATATACAAAGCCAGGTCTGCGCGAAAGCATTAAAAAGCGCATCATGGCTGGCTCCAAAGGGGGTAAGCCCGGTCAGTGGTCTGCTCGAAAAGCCCAGATGGTTGCCGCTGAATATAAAAAGAAAGGCGGTGGTTATAAAGGCGGTGAAGGCAAGAAACAAAAAGACTTGAAGAAGTGGGGTAAGGAGAAGTGGATGACAAAAGACGAGTATGAAAAACGCAAAAAGGCCCGTGGTGCAGCTAAAAAGTACAAAGACAGCAAGAAATGATTGATTTTCAGAATTTACTGAACAAGGCTCAGGGATTTAACATGGCAGCTCAAGAAGCTTTGCCAGCTATTTTGGGAGGTCTGATCGGAAGGGATCGAGTGGATACATCTGTTGATCCACGGATGGGACAAGGTTTGATTAATGCTTACCGGACGGCGCAGAAACGTGGTTCTGACGTCATTGATTACAAAGACTATGACATGTCTACCCCAGGAGGGATTGGTGCTAAATATACTTTTGGCACAGTAGGAAAAGATAGCCTTAGATTTGATCAGGCCGGTAACGTAGTAGGTATTCGGGGTGAAAAATACGATACAGATAAAACTCCAATGCAGGCATTACGGGAAGGTAAGGAACGTTTAGAAGGAGGTGATATTACTGCTGGTATTTATAAACCCTTTGAAGCATTGCTTTCTGCGGTGCAAGGCAGGGGACTAACCACTCATAATGTTGATTTTCAACAACCAGTTGCACCCAAGCCCACTACTCCTGTAAATGCTTCTGCACCAAATCTGTCGCCTACGCAACCAGAAGCGTACAGAGTCAAATCGGGAGATACTCTGTCAGCCATTGCAAAGCGTTTAGGCACAACAGTAGAAGATCTTGCCCGTAAAAACCAAATTCGTAACGTCAATCAAATTCAAATCGGACAACAAATACGAAGATAATAAAAAATGATCACATCGGTTTTGCTTGCATGGTCACTTAGTTGCTCTCAGTACCACGGAGCAATTAAACGCCTGTACGCAGATCCGTTTTTTGCAAAGCCCGAAAATCGAGAAGAAAGACTTGACTTACACTATTTCTTTAAAAGTAAAACCTGGCCCGAGTGCCTAGAACTGGAGGTTTGAAATGGCAGACAAAGCAATTCAAAAAGATGGTTCTACCAAACGCTATTTGCCTGAAAAGGCATGGGCGTCTTTATCCAAAGAAGAAAGGGAGGAAACCGATGCCAAAAAACGAGCCGGGAGCCGCAAGGGAAAACAGTTCGTTGCCAATACAGAACGAGCAAAAAAAGCAGGACGCGCAGCCCGTCGCTACAAAGATAAAAAGAAAAAGTAAAAAGCTTGTAAAAAAAGCCATCAAGAATGCTCACCTTTATAGTCGTGCCGAGATTCTCTACTTCAAGATGTGGCTTGCATTAAAGAAGCAGGCGAAGACTGCTAAGATCAATAAAGATAAATAGGAAAATAGTTGGATGGCTGTAGACGCAAAAGCCAGACTCAAAGAAATTATTGATTCCTATCTCGATAAGGATGGGGGTTCCCATATCGATACGGGAATTGTTGCGTCTCACCTAGCCCAGATGAAGCTGTTTGGCATCCGGCAGGGTGTCGAGTTTTTTCCTGCACAAGATAACTTCGGAAGCCAGCGCAAAGATTTTATTGATCGTGTAATCAAATATAACCAGCTGGATACACGTCTGGATTCTATCTGGGACTACTATTTATGTGATGGACAAGGGATGTTTTACATCCGTCCTACACAGAACAATTACCGTCTTTATTACTTCCGTCGTCACGAATATCGAAGTTTCTACAACATCGACGGTGAGTTAGATGAAGTGGTCATCATCTACAGCTATAAAGTCCGCCAAGGACTTGGTTACCAGCAGGACATTGAGTCTGACACGCTTTCTGGTCCAGCAGGTATGGGCCGTGGTGGTGTCAAGCGTTATATTCGTCTGTCCATCAAACGTAAAACTATCGAAGAAACCCACTCAGAAGGTGAAATTTCTTTCGATACTAATTACCAGGCCATACAAGGCAAGACTAAAATATTTAAAAATTCACTTGGATTCATTCCTTGCGTTGAAATTTTTAACAACGCTAAAGGCTTTTCTGCAGAAGGTGTCGGTGAATTTGATGCGTTAGCAAATCATATTTGTACGCATGATGACATGATCCGCACAATGCGGAAGAACGTAACCTTTTTTGGGAATCCTACGCTACTTTCTTCAAGGCCAAAAACTGATTTAATGGAATCAGGTGGAGATGCTGTTGTTCAGCGTCCCTCTATTGCAGCTAGTTCAGGTTTTTCTGGCCCCGGTGCTTTAAGCCAATCTCGGTTTAAATCAGATCCCGTATCTCGTGGAGTAGATGGTCAGATCCGAGTACCGCGAGTAATTGCAAACTTGGAACCGAATGACCGTGTTGGCTATATCGTTCCTGACGCGATTACCGGTGACCAAAACTCTTTCGCTCGACAGTATAGGGAAGAAATTCGTACTGCTCTTGGCGGTGTGGATGAGCTGTCGATTTCTGCTGGTGTTACTGCAACTGAGTACAAATCCTTATTTGGGCGCGTCGCCGCGACATCCAAGAAAAAGAGCAGTTCAATTTACACGTACGGAATCTGTCGTTGCCTTGAACTAATTATTTTCCAGGAAGAAAAGTTATTCCGTGAAAGTCTTGCTGCTGCTGCAGGCTTAGAAAAACCTCTTGAATTACCTGAGACGGCAGGTGCAGAAGATATTGCTGCCTATGAAGAGGCAATGGAGATGTTTGAAGAGCAAGTCAAACAGTTAATGATGGCTTGTCTTGAAACACAACAAATTCCTCCAGGTGTTTTTGGTTTAATTCCTGATGGCGATGTCACCATTCAATGGCGTTGGATGGGTCCTGTCTACGAAGATTCAACCCAAGATGTATTAAATAACTCCATTGTTGTACGAAATCTGCAAGAATTAGGTGTTGATAGCATTGAGGCACTGAAATACCTCTTCCCCTCAAAAACGGATGAGGAAAGGGCCGCGATGCTATCGGGGTTCCCATTCAGAATGGTGAACGAATTGCAGGGTGCTTACTCTCAATTTGCCCGCCTTGTGGGGGGAATGATGCAGACCCCTCACCCGCAATCACCGGATTTACCGATGGCTGCGGATCCCCGATTGGATTTAACCCCATATCTGTATCGCACCTTAGAAGCCTTACAAAAGGAGATGAGTTATGCAGGACGCTACCGTCCAATCGACCCCACAGACGAGCCAAGTACCGTCAGCCGTCGCTCCGAGCAGCTACGTGGCGGCAGCACCGGCGGCAGCTCCGGCACCGGCAGCGGCTCCAGTGGCTTATCAGGTGGGTACGAGCTACCCCCAAGCGGTACCTCAGGCAGCCCCCAGCTACCAATCAGCCCCTACGCAGTCCGTCCCCCAATCCCAACCGGAGACGCAGAACAGCCCCTGGGAATCGGCGTTCAACAAAGTGGTGGGTCTGCTGAGTCAACCAGTCCAATCCCCGTTCCAGGCTCAACCGTCTCAAGCGCCGACAGCATTTACCCCGGCGAACTACGGACAACAGAGCGCCCCGGCTACGCAACAATCGGCTCCGCTGACTTGGTCTCCCAGCCAGGAATCCTCGCCCAACTCTTCCCAAACCTCCTCGAGTCCCTCCTTGGAACAGGTGGCGGACCTGGTGGGGATGAGCGCAGAGAGCCGTCAGGTGATGGACGCGTTCGGGATCGAGGCTCCCGCTCTTCTGAACAACTACGCCGTCCAACTCGAAGGGATGGTGGACGAGGCCGTTCAGTGGGGAAACAAGGCCGCTGAAACCATCAAAGGTTACGCCGACTTCGCCGTCAACGAGCACCAGGAGAACCTCGCCTATAACGAGATTCTGACCAACCCTGATGTTCTCAGCGATTACACCCTGAAGTTCTTCGGCCCTGAAGGTCCGTACCCCGTGTACGAGAGCGAAGGTGAGCTGGAAACCAAAGGTTATCCCACCGCTCCTGTTGAGCAGCAGCAAAATGTTATGGCCCAAATCGGCCAGCAAATGCCTGCTCCCCCTCAGGCAGAAGCACCCCAAGCCCCCGAAAACTTCTGGGGTTCTTTCAGCGAGCAAATGGCACGTGATCCCCAGAACGCCTGGCGGACTCTGAACCAGGCTCAGCCTCAAACTGTTGCAAACAAACTGTTTGTAATGGAGTGATAGTTAGCCGGTAATTTTCTTAAATTATCGGCTGCTAAAATTTGTGTTAGATAAGACATATCAATATGTCTGAATCTTTCATCCGCTAAACATTCCCTGCGACACTGGAGGATAAACTAAAGTGTTCATTGATAACGACTTTCCAAAGATTCTTGGTGCGGAGCTGTATCGCCCCCACCCTGCTTACATCGCGGAAATGGCGGTTGAGCCCGTGGTCGTCCACGACTTCACCCGTCAGCCCGGTCAGACCGTTCAGTTAGACCGCTACAAGTTCTGGGGTACTCCTGGTACCAAGGACAGCCGTGAGCGCATTGCTGACCAGACCATTGGCACCGCCAACAGCCGCAACATCACCAAGGAGAAGGTGCTTGTTGTGCTTAAGGAGTACACCGGTCCTGCGGACCCGGGTGATGCAACCCAGCCCAGCACCTTCAAGATTGCTCGTGAAACCCTGGTGACCGCTCAGCGTCTCCTGCTGGATTCCGGCAACCTGAACATGTTCCACCAGAGCATCGGTTCTCTGACCCTGCTCGACGACTATCGCCGTTGGCGTGACCGCGTCTTCATTGACGAACTGTCCAAAGCTGAAGCAAACGGTGCCGCCTCTACTTCTCAGGGTGGTTACTACTTCGCTGGTGGCAAGACCAAGGATTCCTCCGGTCGCGTTTCCTACACCGCCGATGAGTACGGCACCCAGACCCAGCAGTTCTCTGTCAAGACTGACCTGCTGACTGTTGTTAAGGACCTCCGTAAGCGTAACGTTCCTACTTACGCTGATGGCCTGTATCGCGCCATCGTGGATCCCACCTTCATGATGCACCTGCGTCGTGACAGCGACTTCCGCGAGATCGCCCGTTACGCTGGCAATCCTGGTCAAGGCATGTACATGGGCAACCCCATGATGCCTAACAACTCCAGCTTCTACATGGGTCCTCAGGCTGGTCAGGCCTACTTCCTGGCTGGTGAGCCTGTGATGCCTACTGGCGTCCAGTTTGAAGGTGTGAAGTTCTTCGAGTCCACCAACTTCCCGACCAAGAACGTCACCTCTTCTTTCGATGGTGGTAGCAACTACTCTTCCAGAGAAGTCGCCCAAGGTTACTTCTTCGGTCCTCAGTCCATCGGTGTTGGTATCGGCGGCCCGAACGCTCAGGTGCTGATCAACAACAACGATGACTTCAGCCGCTTCATCATCCTCATCTGGCAACTGTACGCTGGCTTCGAGATCCTGAACAAGGACTTCGTGACCACTGGCTTCAGCTTCGTCGAGGACGACGGCTCTATCTGATCCTTATAAATAGATAACTCATCTAGGAGAAATAAATGTCTTATTTGTCGGCTAAGAAAATCTACCCAGGTAACTGGGCAGAACCCCTGAACGGTTGGTACAAAAACATTGATACCAACGACAGCGGTAGCAACGACAAAACCAAGGGCGGCCCCACTTCGGTGCTGGCCGTTCCTGGTTATCGTTACTTCCAACAACGCGGTTATGTGGCAGTTCCTTCTGCCTCCGGCACCGCCGTTACCGCTACCGGCGACGTGATCGTTCCTTCCCCCTATCGGAATGACGACACCCGCACCGATATCACCGGCATGGTGATTTCTGGCAGCAGCACCATCCCTGCTTACGTTTATCGCGCCACCGTTTCTGTGGCTTCTGGCTGGGGTGATGGCCGCGTTGCTTCTGGCGTCTACGCCGCTACCGGCAACGTGATTTCCTTCTGCCGTGACAGCAGCGGCCCTGTGTCCGCTAATGGCGCTGGTGAAGGTGTTGCTCAGGCCAACCTGACCTCCACCGCTGCTGGTGTCCGTGCCGGTGAAATCTACTTCGCTGGTGCCTCCGCTGCTTACAGCTCTCAGCCCTTCCCCACCGCTACCGGTGCTGCTGGTCTTGCTACCGGTGTGATCCACAAGCAGATCACCGCTGCTACCACCTTCAAGGTGTTTGCTCGCGCCACCGTGACTGGTACCTCCACCTCCGGCGGTTTCTACATCTCCGATGCAGATGCCGATGCAAACCGTAAGGGCTACCTGGTGACTGAAGTCTGCTACCTGCAGCCTGATGAAGCACCTGGCTACGAGGATATTGAAGCTTATATCCCCGCCCGCACTGTTAGCTGATTGAGGTAAACTAGGACCAGAAATAAAATCTGGTCCTTATGCTTTATCAGCACAAAAAGACGGGAACTCGTGTAAAAATTGTCAGTGAGTTTGATAATGGCGATTGGTTCATGGTCCAAGACCAAGACGATCGCATTTTCACCGCTTACAAAAGCGAGTTAACACCTGACGAGCCCGCTACCAAAAAGGTAAAAACTCTTCAGGTAAAAGATAAAGCAGCAAAGGAAGAACCCCGTAACTTCCCGCCTGATACTCGCCTCAATATTAACGGGGCGACTGCACAGATGATCGCAGATCATATTAAGGGCATCGGCCTTAAAACAGCCAGGGAGATCAAAGATCTCCAGATGTCCTTATCGGGTGAAAGATTCAATAATCTCGAACAACTAAAGCAAATCAAGCGGGTTGATTGGGATTCTGTTATTGCTGCTGATTTGATTAGAGTGTAAGGCTTCTTCCCCGGGCAACCGGGGTTTTTTATTGATTACATCAATTTATAATTAAATGACGC